CAAATTGATCAGAGGAAGTTCCGTGTTAAGGGATACAGCAGAGATGCCATTATTGAGCAATTTGCTGAATTCGCTGGAATTGCCAAGGGGCAGATCAACCCAATGTTTCAGGGGTTCGTTCATCTAAGAGATGAGATGGTCGATAACGTCAGAAATACGGTTTTGAGAATTTGTCAGGAGCATAAGTTGCCTGATAAGGTATTCAATAGAATTATGGAATACTGGGGAACTGATGGATTCAAGAGTACATTTACGAATCCTGAGCATCTGGTTCAGCAGCCTACAATGTATCATGTTGTCAATTTATTCACATATGTTGGTACGCATTGTAGTGATTTAGCGCCAGAACATCGGGAGTTATTGATGGCGATTGGTGGCACAAATGCTATCAACCATCATGATCGATGTGGTTCTTGCGGGAGTCGCGTTTGATCATAGTTACTGTTCATCGGCTATGTCGGTGAATAGTATAGTATGATTGGAGGTCGTACAGCATGGAAGAATTATTGACAGGTGAACGTAGTTACGAAGAGAATAAAGAGAGGCAGCGGTGGCTGTATGCTATGCATGAGTATATAGGCACTAGGGGGACGCAATCTCAAGTTGCTAAAGCCTATGCCGATTTCGATATGGCACCTTGGGACAGCGCTCCGTCTAAAGCTGATTTTGAGAAGATGTTCTTTATCGTTAGCACATTTCTGCGTAAGGATTTAGAGACTAGATTTTTAAAGCCTGTTGAGAAAATGATTGATGAACATGAGACTAAGATGGTTCAGTCACAAACTGAGTCGGCTATCGCAGCAAGAAAGCGAGCGAAAAGGAGCAAAAAGTAGCATGTGGAATTTTCTTGGAATGATGCTGCTGGCAGCGATGTTCTTTGCTGTGTTGCAACTTAGTAAGGGTAGGAAAGGGGAGGCTGAGAAGGATGTCTGATGGTGTAGTACTGGATGAGCAAGAGGCTCCGCTGTCTTTAATCGACAGACTTGAGATTGTTGATCAGATAGGAAGTTATCATATAAAAGGCTACTCAGTTCCAGAGATTGCTTCTCTAATGGAAATAGAGAAGGCCGATGTAAGAGAATACATTGATGAGTATAAACTGATCCTGAATCAGCAAGCAGAGCGAGATCCTTATTTCCTTGAACGTGTGCAATTAAATACTATCAAGGCATTAACTGAATTCGATGAGATAGGCAAAGAAGCCTGGGAGACTGTAAGCATCGCAACAGATCATGGAATGGTTAGTGCGAGAATCCAGGCTCTCAAGTTATGCGGAGAAGTTGCACATAAGAAGGCACAACTCCATCAGTTGATGAATAGTAACCAAACTGATGTGGAGTATGTGGCACGAATGCAACGTGCGGAGTCTGTGAACAGTCTGTTGTCTAAAATTTTAAGGGACGTTATCGCCCAGTATCCTGATATACGTGATAAGGTCCAAAGAGATTTGGCTGACGCGTTTGAGATTCTTGACAGCAATGTTATAGAAGTAGATTCCGCAGAAAGTAGCAACGAAAGCGCCGTGGGAATTTTGAATGGGTAATAATGTGTATAGGCTCATATCTTGTGCGGAGAGGCCATATGTCAATGAGTCTGTTTAGGGAGATGGTGGCATGAGTGATTACATGGGGCTTAATCTAGAATTAGATGATTTCACTAGATTATTGAACCAGGATGAGTTAGTTGAAGAACCTGTTTCTTTGAAGGTGTTCGTAGAAGATAAAAAATATTTGAATCTCCCGCCCCTGTCTGATATTCAAACTGAAATAGTAAAGCAGAGTACCCAAATATATAAGTTGTCGACCCTGCAAAAATTGATGGGCGAAGAATTGGGTAAAGCATACTACGATACCTACACTCAGAATGAGGTTATCTGTCAGTTGGGAAAGGGTTCCGGTAAGGATCATTGTTCTAGAATCTCTATGGCTAGAACAGTCTATTTACTTCATTGTTTGCGTAGCCCATTGGAATATTATGGCAAGGCTACGGGTGTATATGTTGACTTGTTAAACTTAGCCGTTAACGCTCAGCAAGCACAAAGAGTGTTCTTCGAGCCATTAAAAAATCTTATGCTGTCAAGTCCGTATTTCAATGAAGTTGGATTTGAGCCAAGGGTAAGTGAAATCTTCTTCTTCTCTAGGCCAGTAAGGTGTTTCTCTGGTCACTCTGAATCAGAGGGTTGGGAAGGATATGAAGTTATGTCAATCGTTCTTGATGAGATTGCAGCATTCAAAACAGATTCAGAACTCAAAGGTGAAATAAGATCTAAAGGCTCTGCATCTGCTATTTATAATATGAGCAAGTTGTCTGTTATGTCTAGATTCCCGGAAATAGGCAAAGTTATTCTGCTGTCATTCCCGAGATATAAAGGTGACTTTATCCAACAAAGATATGATGGTGCAATTGAAAAGAATGAGCCTAAGACTTGGTGTATTAAAGCTTCAACTTGGGAAGTGAATCCAACAATTGAGCGTCATCAATTAGAATCTGAATATATTAGAAATCCTGTTGAGGCTAGAGCAAGGTTCGAGTGTGAACCGCCGGCTATGGAAGATGCATTCTTTAGAGATGCTGATTTGGTAAGGCAGGCATTTACTTATCATGATGACCCAATAGATGAAGAAGGCAATTTTAAAAAATGGTTTAATGGAGAAGATAGCAGGATAAGATACATCCACGTTGACCTTGGCCTTAAAAGAGATAGGGCTGCATTGAGTATGGTTCACAGCTCTGGCATAACTGAAATAAAAACTTCTATGGGAGTTGAAATGCTTCCAGTAATGAATGTTGATTTAGTATATTATTGGGAGGCTGTTCCTGGTAATGAAATTAACTTTGCGGCAATACGGCAAATGATTCTTGCTTTGAATAGAAAATTTGAAGTCGCATCAGTTACATTTGACCAATGGCAGTCTGTTGATATGGTGCAAACATTGAGAGGTCTTGGAGTAAATGCTGATTTACACGGTGTAAAGAAAACCGATTATGACACTCTTATGACGGCAATCTATGATAGAAGATTACGCGGGTATTGGAACGAGTTGCTTGTCGAAGATGAGTTATTAAAATTAAAACTTATTAACAATACCAAAATTGATCATCCAACTAAGGGCACAAAAGATCTTGCCGATTCTCTTGCTGGTGCAATATATACTTGTGCAAAGAACATATCGCATGATATGGAAGTTGAAATAGAAATTGTTAATACTGGCCCTGGGGTGCATGAGAAGTATGAATATGACATTGAGGTATCAGATGTCTTAATGGCTACTGAAGGTAATCCAGAATATCGTAGTGTAAACTCTCAGACAAATATAATGCCAGAAGAGTTACAGGATTGGATAGGAATCGTATAATACGATTTCCGTAAAAAATATATATTCAATTTCGTGAAACATTAGCTCAATTCCCCGGGCGCTGGCAAATTTGCTGGGACCTTGGCGGGCAATAGTCCAAAGATAAGTTGAGGAATACATTGGGGATTCATCATTAATTAGTGTCGTCTACCGTTGGAGAATGTTGACCTGCTATAGTGGTTTCTGGTGGGCGTTCCGCGCACCGGCAATAATCAGCAAAACTAAATAGATAAGGAAAATACAATGGCGATTACCAAAACGGAGTTTCTGCCTGACATTACGAGGCAGTCAGTTTCTAGTGAACTCATTCTTGAAATTAGGGAATGTCTTTTAGATTCACTGAACAATGGCACTCCATACAAAATTGATGACTTGACTGATGACAAAGAGTTTCATAACATGCAGCAGCGTGTTAGGACTCAGGCAAGAAAATTGGGAGTTAATGTGACAGTCCGTCGTTCAAAGGGTGAGGAAGCTTTGTACTTCCAGGCTTTGGATGACTTAAAGTCTAATGCTAAGACTGTTGACATGGGCAATGACGATAGCGAAGAGTTTTTCGCTAACTAGCATTTCCTAATATTGGGATCCCATATATATATTGGTTTCGGCAAGGGCAGGGGAAACTCTGCCCTTGCCGATTTCCAGTCTGGAGACAGAATAAATGTCAATTAGTAAGGAAGATGTTGCAAATGCATTTGAGGAAGGTCGTATTGTCGATGATGGGCATGCCATCTATTCGCCTCTCCTATATGAAGGTTTTGAAGTTGACCATTTGATTGGAACACATTATTCTGATCGGTCTAGTTATAAGAGCACATTAACTGATAACGCAGGAAATGTGATAGATAGTGTTGAAGGTATAAATAATTTAGCGTTCCTGTTTTGGCTAGCAGATGAAGTTGGTATTGAGTTTAGAACTACGTATGGCCGTGGTTCGCAAGCACAGGAAATAGTTGAGCAACTTAAAAAATGGATAGAAAGTGAATAGTGTATACATGAACCCTAATGAATTAATAGGTACGGATTGCCCTAGGTGCCTATCTAAGATAGAAATATTTCCAGCTCTTAGTCGAACGACTAGAGGTGTGGATGACGTATCAGTTTATGTATGCTCTCCATGTGGAAATGCAGAAGCTATTGAAGACTTTAGTGGAAGAGGTGCGTTAACTCAAGATAAATGGCCAACAGATCCAGCATTGCAAGATGGGTATAAAGCTTGGGATGCTGTACTTAATAAACTTACAGATAAAACATTTAAGGGAATGAAAGGTACAGAATAATGGAAATCAACGCGAAAATTGGCGCAACGACAATTGAAATTGAAGAAGATAGCATTAACGACTGGGTATCTACAAGAGTAGAATACGAAGTTGATAGTCATATAGAAAATGTTGACTTTCAAGATCTCGTTAATGACGTTGTGTACGGTATGGATTTCTCAGACTATCTAGATACTGGTGATGAAGTTGATAGCCAGATTAGAAGTTTGCTGCAAGACTATGTTAGGACAACTAGCCTTTGTAGTGTTGGTATAGATTTCCTTTCTGCTGTTGAGCATTCATTGACATTTGATGAATGCACCAACAAAATCAAAGAAATTGTTGAAAAGGCTATTGAAGAGAATACACAGCCAGTTACATTGGATACAGATGAAGGTCCGATTAGAGAGATTGTAAGGCAGGAAATTAGAAGTATCCTGTTTGGCACTCTTTCAAATGGAGAAAGTGAATCTAGCGATGCCGTACAAGGATCCTAAAAAGCAGAAAAACTGGCGACCTAAGGTTATTCCAATTGACAATACAATGCCAGATGATACAACTACTAGGGAGAATATAATGCGATGGAGAGAAGAGCAATATCAAATCTTTCTGAAAGAGAAGGAGGAAGCAAATGCCTAAAGAATTTTATGAGTTCGATTACGCATATGAAGATCATGTAGATGCTGATAAACGAAAGTTGGAAGCCATGCTTGCCAGAATGGCAATGCAATGGTTTGGATATGACTGGGATGATTCCGGCAATTATGTCATTAAGATTCCTTGCGATGTTGTTGATCAGTATAAGTGGGTGTCTGTATAATGGCTACAGATAGAACATTAACAGGAAGAAGAATCGTATTTCTCTTTAGTGATGATCCACATACTAAACTGAAGCAAGGTGATAAAGGTACGATTAAATATGAGCGTTATGATGATATATTTGGAGATGAGTCTATCCGTGTGGATTGGGATAATGGCTCGACTTTAAGCATGATTAGGGGTAAAGATGCATTTACCATTCTCAATGAAGGAGAAGAATGAAATGAGCAATAAAGAATACATTTACCATCCTGTTGGCATAGATTTCTTTGATCCAAAGGTTCCCATTGAAGATGGTCGTGTTGTTGTGAAGGTTCAGCCTTATGGCTGTCCGAAAAATGGAACGCTGGGTCATTGTTACATAGGTGATCCAGATACCAAGGAAATGATTGGTTTGGTTTTAGAGAAGAGTTTAACAGAATTGACAGAATGCAATGATGAGGGGTAGAGATTATTTTGATATTGCGCAAGCAATATATGATATTGACACCTGGGACGATCCTCAGCTTATAGCCCATAGTATGAATATAACTGATTCGATTGCTAATGTGCTGTTCTATGACAATCCAAATAGATTTAATGAGGAGAAGTTCAAAAAGCATGCCCTGAAGGGTATTGAGTATAAGGAGTAATGATATGAGAACTGAACTAGCAGGATATTGTGGTGTGGATTCAGGACAGATAATGGTGATTGATCCATGTTATGCGTTTGGGGACAACTATAACGGTA